CCAAATAATTTGGTCAATTATTGCTTTCCTCTACGATCCTTCCATTCGGTTATATATATTAAATAACCAAAATATCCGCTCCAACCCATCTATACACTGTTTTAACAAGGTGTTTAGGCGGACGACCGGTATTCACTTTACCATTGAAGGCTTCAGTTATACGTAGTCGCAATCGGTAAGCAAGTAAGCCACGCGGGTGATTAGCCTCACGTTTCTTATCCCGTTTAAGTAACTGTTTCAACCCGTAGTACCCAATGCCGTATTCAAGTGGCATCGGGGGGGTATCAACATCGTTTCCGAACAAATCAAACTGAGGGCCACGCAAATGCAATGGAGTCTTTTTACATTTTCGATTATAAACCGAATTTTCAAAAGAATTCTCCATACGAATGCACGACTCTTTAATTTGACTCGCTTGTTTAACGAATCCATTGTCATCTTCATCATAGAAACTAGAGGTAAACGCATCATACAACTCAAGATTGTTTGCTGACTGTCGCAGAAATTGCGCAAGTCGACTATAATCTCGAAGAATAAAATGGTTCACATTTTTCCTTGAATCGTGACGATACCGACCAAGATCAGATGTGCGCATAGAAAAGCGCATTATTGCATTAAAAGCATGCATCAGATCATGATCGGAAGATATCACTCTAGTTAGGTATAAAGGCGTAACGTCGATGCCCTTGAAATAATGACGACCACAACTTTCGTAAAAGTGTCCAGACGAAAATGATTTCTCTTTATTAATTGAGAAACCACAATAATCGAAACATCTAATTAGAGAGTCGTAACAGTCACGATCACAAATAATGTCATCGCCGTAAACCTTAACACTTGTGCTTAACAACGGAAGATTCCATTCTGTTCTAACTCTATTCAACATCATTATCGTTGATTTAGTTAAAGCCCAAAAAATCAGGCTTTCTAGTTCGAACGTGAAACCGTTACCCATACTTGAGAATTTTTCAAGAACTTTAAATGCTTCATCTCCAACGGAGAATCTATCATATTTACAACCAGGAGTTTTTAATTTCCGATTGTACAAGTCGATCGCTTCAGCAGTTACATACTGATGAGACCTAAGGGAATCCATATAGTTAAACATGTTTGTTGGTAATAAATCTTGAACCAAACAAACACTTATGGAGTCGCTTGCGGCGCTTAAATCAATCGTCATAGTGTTATCTAACTTACAATTGCTAGCAGCAATCTGATTAACAGATTGTTTGCGCAAATCGATACCAACTCTAAGTAATCGAGTCCTGATGAACGCGCCGACACCTTTCTGAAGGAAAATATTCCCAGAAGGCTCGACTAAAATCGTTCTATCAGACTTAGAATTTTTTGGAACTGTAGCCAACATGGCACCTCTTACTACACGAAATTTTTCGTCGGGTATTTCACCGATATAGTAACTGATATCTGCTGGTTTTGACAACCAGTTGACGTCAGAGAATTTGAATAACGTGTTGCAATAAGAGTTTGATTTGAGCCATTGATAATCGTTAGCTAGCACACCTCTCAAGTGAGGGAGTGCACTCGATGTAACAGATATGGGGTCTTCACAGACCTTATTAGTGACGTCGGCCTTCGCCTCGTTCCCGATTATCGAGAACGTGGACCCACTCGACCACCCACACGCATCTTGCAAAGTTTTAATCAAGGGATCAACACTCGCCGAGTGAGATTCATTGGTTTCGTCATCGACTGCCAATAAGTCAGAAATTAACTTACGCGCAACGAATAGAATTTCTTCTATATCGTCACCGCGTTCGTTGACTCCATAGCTTAACGGCAATGCGTCGCGGCGAAATCTAGTATTAGTAGCTTTGCAGCCAAGTTCAGATTGCTCGAACTTGGTCATTGCGATAGATTGCGGATTCTCCCATGTTAAATCGGGAGAAAGAGACGATCTTACGCAATTACCTTTCTGATTCACAAATAAAGTTGAAACGACTGGAGGTAAAAATCCAGGGTACTTCTTTATGTAAGAAACAGCTAAGTAATCGCGCGCAAATTTAGATGCATTCGAATAAGTCGCCGGATCTATCTCTATTTCAAGAGCCCTTATGGGGTTGACGCTTTTTAAAGCCGCCAAAATAGACCTTGCGACCTTCCCAGGTAACTGCTCGTAGAAATGTACCAGATGTTTCATGGTAAACTCATTTCCTAGAGCCCTATGACTAACGTTAGAAGATTTTCTTGATTTACCGATTAACATCGATTTCTCAATACGACCTTCATGAATTTTATCCGCGTTAGAACGGTCTTTGACTCGTTTCATGGTTAATCCCTGATTACATAGGTTGAACGCCAGTGTCGATGTACGATTGTACATATCCATTCGCTAAAAGCGCGGATATATGCTCACGTAAATCTAACATATTACTCGCAGTCGTGAATTCATCAACATCGAATTCAACAGTTGCACGAAGGGGACGGCCCACCTTAGGAGGTGGTACAAACCCAGACGCATCGGGTAGCGTTGTAGAAGTTATCTGAGGCAATTCAACGAGAAGTTTGCACTTCCGACGTTTTGAATTACCCTTACCAGAAGTACGATTGGAAATTGTTAAGCGTTTTGCTGACAATCGAGAGACTGTCGACAAAAGCGTTTCGCGCCAATCGCCGATTCCGGCTTGGACACCGAATGGTGTGAATTCAATCGAGGCGTCACTTGTGACGCCGACTGTAATTGTAGTCATGTTTGACATGATTTCTTCTCCGGACATTAGATCATTTTTTAACCCAAGCTTTATTGCCTGTGGATATGAATGATGTTAAAAGAGCAGCTAGTGTTGTTAATTTACCAGCTGATGCACTTGGGCTTACCCCTAAGAATTTTTTATGAGGTAAGACCGGCGTAGGGAAAGATGAAAGAACATTTCTATCAAACTTTACGTACGTTGATTCGGCAGCTTCTGTACGGGTGAAACCCCATGCAGTAAGTGGCCACCAATAAGCGTTTTTCTCCAACTGAGCTAAATCTGCATCTGACCCAATATAATTGAGGGTCGTAGCAGTTTTATTATGTGTAAGAAAACTTTGAAATCCATATTGGAATTCCAAACCCCAGCCGAGAGATCCTTCGAGAGAGCGCATATAAGCGCCTATATCAAGGAACCAATCGACCACAAAACTCAACGGTAACTTCTCCCATGCCCATAAGGCAGGATTGAAGCTCGCAAGCCTATGTATTTCATATAGACGTGCGTTTGAGATTTTGTAGGTAACTCCTGTTTTAACGAGATTTCTACGCGTACATACAATAGTACGACCACTGCCATCAATAAAAGAATGTTCAGAATCATCAATAGAAGTACTAATGATACTGTAATAATCTCCTTGAGAGGCAGATTTCGTAAGATGTGTTGCAATATTGTAGACATCGTTGACAAGAGGTTTGAGGGCTAGTTGGTACTCTAAATATGAACCTGATAAAGAGTTCAATGCATTGCTGCCACCGTTGGTATTGTCATACCTAACTCCACGCCGAGTTGTCTTATGAGATAAGGATTTAATGTCCTTAAATGCATCTCTTAAGATGGCGTGTGCGTCACGTCTGAGAAACTTAGAATATTTTCTAATTAACTCAATCGATTCGCCCCCTTCGACTATAGCTGTAGTAGCTAAGTTGATTTCGGAGTTACGGATTTTAGAGTAGAGTTTATTAACGGATCGTTCTAGAGCTAAACCCAAATGGATTTCATCATCTATATGTTGAACGAACATCCCTCTTCCAAGAGTTTTTCGATAATGTCGATATGGTCCGTAGACCTCGACATCAAGAATACTTGTCTGAGATAAGGGTGTATCAATCTTAAGATAGTGGTAGGCATTTGGATGTTTTTTATCTCCATCTGTCGAACTACTTTCAAAAGATTTAACCGTTTTACCAACTGTGTCGGTAATTTGTTCACTTTCGTTAACCCACGCTTCGTTAGCACCCATTTGAAAATATGAGTAGCTGAAACCAGCCGGGCCAACGGAATGGGCAGTATGTTGGTATCCGTAATCGTATGATTTTCGGGCCATTATAACCTCCCTAAAGAACAAAAATATGTTTTATGGTTGATTCTCTTTCTCATTCAATTGAGAAAGATACCAGTGTTTTAAAAACACAAGTAGATGCTACAATTAGAACTATTGATTGCAATGCAATCTCTTTCTAAGCCATCGTGTTGCGCGAAAGCGCCATCGAGTCCATCGGACTGTAGACGTCTTGAAGAAGCCCCGTGAGG